GATTGGACTTGTTGCCATTTAAGATAGTACTCCTGTCGCGTTGTTCCAGATAAGTGTAGCATTTGTAGTTGCCCATGTAATTGTGCTAGGCAAAACTGTATCCCATTGTGTTGTGGAGAGTGAGAACTCTGTAGCTGAGATGTAAAGGGTAATCTCTACATAACTAGGCGTTGCTCGCAAGGCCACATTCTCTACAAAGCCTTCAAAAGTACCGCCAAGAAGGTTGCTAGGCAAGTTGCTAATAAGCATAGGCTGACCAAAATAAACTCCAATAAGGCTATCAAGCATGGCACTGCTCATGTCTGGATTATCAAGGCGGAAGGTAATTGCTCCCAGTGATCCTTTAGGCACTCGTCTTAGATTAAGTTCTCTATTGGCAATATCAGTGATGTCTGTAAGGCTCTTGATGTTAGAGTCAAATGAACGCTCAAAGAGGCCATAAGAGGCTATAGAGTCGGTATCAGAGGTGCTGTAGGTTGAAGCGTATCCTGTGGCATATCGATAGATAAGGCTATTACGGATGCGAGAAGTCTGAGTTGTTGAGGTGATAGAGCTTGGTGTTGCATATGCCCCATCAAGGAAAGTGTAACCATTTGCTGAGAGAGTGTTAGATCGGTGGTCTGCATCGTCATAATTGACATTCCCATCCTTGCCTTCACTAAGCTGGCCTAGTGCGCTATTGGCTATTTGGTCTGCAAGGGTCTGAGATTTAGCAGAGGCACTAGCTGCTAAAGCAATCATTGTATAGAAGCCTGCATCAATAGTTCCGATATAAGTCTCGGCTTCATTCCATGTAGTAGTTGCAGGGTATGTAGCCCAAGTGACAGTGGGTGTAACTTCTGCCCAAGATAGGTTGAGAGCTGCACCAAGAATTGCTGCAATTTGTGCGCCGTCTAAGCTCTCTGAAAGTGCTGTGTTATAGACCGCTTTAGTCAGTTTAGCTAATGAGCCAATACCTAAAATCTTGCCAGTAGTTATGAAGCCTGTTTCGTCTGGGCTTCTGACACCAATGTTGAAGTCTGATACTTCCCCGCCAAATACAGTCACATAAGTGCCAGATGAGTTTTTCAATTCTAGGGTTATTTCTTCTGTTACATTGATTGTGAACTCTGCCCCAGTGGTGTTGATAATATCTACTTGGCAATAACCTGCTGTTGCTTGTCTATCAATGTCTAATCGACCAGAGGCAAAAGAAATAGAAGTAACAGTTGTATAAACATCATCGCCTACTGTTACTCGCCATTCTGGTAGCCATGTCATTAGCGAACCCTTAGAGTGCCACGATCAACTGCACCTTGTAAATACTGGTCAAGAGCTTCTGCAATGGCGTTAGGGTCTCCCACACCTGTATTGATGATTACATTCATATCGTAGTTGCGATCTCGATTTTGGCTTGGATTGTAGTTAATACCAGCAACATTGCTTGAGGCAGAAGATTCGGCCATTGCAGTGAATAAGTCATAATTGCGATCTTTGTTTTGATTTGGGTTGAAAGTCACTCCAGGGATTAGTTTAGTAGTTCCCTTATTTTTGTAGTCGCTGCCATTGCCAAAATTGCTACCCCCACCAGTTGTGCCTTTATTCATATTAGCAAGAAGTAGCATCATCTCTCTAATCTTGCGCAAGGCTTCATCTAGATTGGCTTGGTCGATTAAGTCTTTAGGGATAATAGAATCTAGGATTGACTTAATGTCAGCCAATTTAATGTTTTGATTTTGTAGAGTTCCTAAGATTTTAAGATCTTCATTAAGTTGTTTAGTTGCAGCTTCTATACGACCTGCATCCTTGGAGGCAATAGCATCTTCTAGGGCAAGGATGTCCTGCTTAATCTTTAAGCGGGCAACATCATTAGCAATCATTAGAAGCTGCGATTGAGAAGTAACCTTACCTAACTGGTCAGCTTGGTTAATCATGGCGGCATTGAGTTGGATTTTATCCATATCAAATATATCAGTGCCTTTATTAAGTGCTAAGTTGGCTTTATCAATAGCCGCAGAAAGTCTTTTATCAGCAAGGATTTTAGCTGAGAGCTTTGCTTGCTCTCTCATAATTTTTAATCGTTGTTCTTCGGCTTTTTTTGCAGCCGCATCGATTGCTTTACGCTCTCCTGGAGATTGTGCAGATTGAAGTTTAGGCGCAACAGGAACTAAACCTAGAAAGCCAGTCCATTCAACATCTTTAAGCATAGCCTCTAGACTATTAACACCTGTCAGAACTCTGATTACTCCAGCTAGTCCTTTTGAAAATTTATCTATCTTGCTAGTCGCACGATCTATATCGCCGTTACCAGCAATGCTTTTGAAGCTATCTAAAAATGCTAGACCTAGAGTGTCTGCTGCCCTAGATGTAGCAAGATTTAACTTATCCATTTGACCTGCATAGCCCGAAAGTGCTGTTTTGCCTGCTCCCGCAAATCTGTCTGTAATAATTTCAATAAGTTCATCGAAAGATTTAGCTTTTAATTCAGCAGCGGTATAGCCTAAATTTAATTGTTTTAATCCTTTTTGATTGCCCATAAAAGCCTGTGAAAGAATATCTATAGTTGATGCGTAAGATAAACCAGAACCGCTGGATGCATCAAATGCAACTGTCATTAGTTTTTGAGTAGTAACAATTGAGCCTGTAACGCGAGCCAATTGAGCGTATGCTGGTCTTAACTCATCCTTTAAAATTGCTGATTGACTTTCTAGGTTTTCAATAAATTTTTCAGAATCTAAATTAGCGTAAGCAAGGCCAAGATTTTGTAAATTGATTGCTAAGAGTCGCTGAGCCTTCTGATCTTGAGCAGCCGCGATAGAGGCTGCTTTTGTATATTGAATAACTGCTTTAGCACTAAAGGCAATACCTAGCGTTGCCCCTAGTTTTTTAGCTGATTTAGCTAGTGTGGCTGCCGCTGTATCTGCCTGCTTAAATGCTTTCTTGCCTGTAAATTCGGCAAGAATCTCAATAAGAATGTTACTCATGCTGATGCCTTTGTGTTACTTACAGTTGCTCGCTTGTTGAGATTGACTCTAGCGTTTTCAATGGCTTGCATAATATTAACCAATTGTTTTCCTTGATCTTGTTCCCAAGCGCGAAATATTACACGACCACGCATATCTCCAGAACTAGACTTGCGACCATAAATAGCCCCTTGCTGCACGAATCTAGCACCAGCTCTAGGATTATTAGATTTGCTTCTTGGGTCTCCATTAGGGTGAGTGCGACCAGCAGTCTCATATATTGCGCCTGCTCCAGTAACATTTCTTACGCGAAAGAGAGAGCGAAAGCCCTTAGAGTTAGGCTTGCCATAACCTGTGCGATACACAATACCGCGCTTAATTTCAGTTGCGTTGTATAGCGGAAATGGGCGTAAGCGACCTTCTACATTGAAAGTTCTAAACATAGAAGTCTTAGCAGTAATGGTTTTGTTAGAAGCATTATCATCCCAATTGTACAAACCACCTGGAGCTCTATTGGGTACAAACCCTCTAGCATCCTTTTGAATAACTTTCAAAGACTTTGTAATCTCAGCTGTGAGTTCTTTAGCCAAGTCTGGAGCATAAGCATTAAGAGCCTTGCGAAGTGCGATTACGCCCTTTACCTCTACTGCCATCGCTTATCTCCTTCGCTTCATCTTTAAGACCCTGCAACAAGGCTTGGAGCATTATTGGGTCTAACTCTAACAACTGTTGTGGCGGGATTTGCAACCTTATGCTCAAGCGAGCAATTAGGTAGGTGAAAGGCAAATCTCGCTTTAAGCTAAAGGGTCTGAGTCCAATACCTCAACACTTTTTAGAGTGCCGATAAAAGTCTCTAACCTTGCATCAACTGGCTCACCTAGCCGCTTACAAACTTCATGAGACAAAAAATACACTTGGGTCTGAAGTTCTTCCTCACGGAAGGCCTTGTGAAACCCCATCTTGTAATGCTGCTCGAATATGTATTCGATGAGAGGTGTGATTTCCCCTTGCACTACTTTTCCATCTACAAATGTGATTTTTAACTGTGCCATGATTTGCCCCTTTGTTTAGTTGATTAGAATGTGCCTGTAGTTGCCACTGTAATTGCACCTGAGACCTGAAAAGTCAAAGACTGCATTCCTAAGCTTGCGACATCTCCCGCAATAGGAGTAATTGAGTCTACCAAGATTAGCCCACTGTAAAATGGATTCGCTGCTGCTCCCGATGCTGATTTGTCTAGTGCGCACTTAAAGTATGCATTTGACTTAAATAGTGTGTTCATTGTCTGTAGTACAGCAGTTGCTGCATCATCATTGATTAGCTCTACAACTAGCTGATTATTTTCTAGCCCAGCCACATAACGATGGCCAGTATCGCCCATTGCTGTGGTCTCAATCTGGTCTACAGAACGAGTCAATGTGAAACTTGTTACATACGCGCTAAGATCGATTGAGGCAGGGTCTGTTGTGCCAACCTTAAATCCAACCTTATTTACTATTCCCTGTGCCATGATTATTCCTCATCTTTCTTAGTGACTGGTTTTGGTGCTGTTGCAGTTTGACCGATTCGCACGAGCCATTCTGCGTTTGCTTTGTCGTTATCGGACATGATTAACTCCAACTTGTTAGGATTGATACGGACATCTCGCAGCTGAGAAGGTCTCCCGATGCAGCATTGAGAACACTAGGTGCGCTAATTGCACTTACATTATAGGTCAAAGAAGATGCAGCGAGAAGGTTAAACACTCGAACCACAAAATCTTCTATGCCATTCAAATTACCTTCGTTATCGAATAAGGCGGTTGTTATGATGAGCTTGAAGTTAGCAAAAGGGCTTATTGAAATCTGTGAGTTGTTATTAGGAGTCAGATAAGGGTTATCTGGACTAACAATTACGCTGTTTGCGAGAACTGTGGATGGCGGAAACGCAAAAGTCTGCCATCTAGTGTTATCAACTAAGGCAGTTGCTAAAGTAGTTCTAAGAGTGGTTATCGCTGGTGCTGGCATGGCCTACCCTATAAGACTTCTAGGATCAAGTGCATGACTAATTAAACCTCTGACCTTAGCGAGGAGTTGCGCACTCATCCGATAAGGCGAGGGCTGGAAATCAACAAGATTAGAACCTGAAAGGGTAGCGGTTCTAGCTTGCCAGATTTCTACGCTGATCATTAGTGCAGCGTTTTGTACAGCCTCATCTAAAGTCCAATCTGTGTAATTTTGTGGTGCAACAGTGCCATAAGGTTCAATTGGGTGA